CCTAACAAATCAAGCCCAGTTTGTGCGCCTGCCGTCCTTGCGTTTTGTGCGCCAATAATGCCGCCAGCCTGAGCCGCTGCGCCACTTGTTAACAAGTTGCCTTGGCTTCCTGCAACACCTAAACCAAGATTTAACAAGTTACCTATTTGCTGCTGTTGTTGCCCGATTAATGGGCTTGCAGCTAGTAATGCGTTATTGATTAATTGCTGTTGAGTGTCAGTTCCGGATAGCCTACCTTGCGCCGCTGCTGTTCGTTGTGTTTGCTGATTTAGGTTATCAAGTCCTAATTGAAACAAAGGATTAGACTGTAAAAAATCAAACTGCGCTTGAGGGTCTGTTAAGAATCCAGCTTGGGCTAAACCTTGCTCACCTAAAGTCCTAAAGGGATCGAATAAAGCAGACGATTCTAGTGCTGCCTCTTGCTGTATCGCTGCCGATTCCTCTGCTGCTGCCGCGCCCGACTTTCCAGTAAAATCAAAAGCATCATCTAAACCACGTAATCCCTCATCAATCACGCCACCCTTGCCGAACACTGGATTTGACTTATCAAATGGGTTTAAAGACTCACCCAAATCTTTTAATGAAAAGCCCATAATTATTCCTCTATCTCTCTACCACTAATTGTAAAGTATATTGTGTTTGTTTGCGATGATTCCACGTACAGTGTAGCATTTTTTGGCATGACTTGACCAACTAAGCCAAGTCCTAATTTATTCTCACCCCATACTACTATTTCAGCTGGCATTATTGGAGTGTCAACACTTTCTCCGCTAGGTACAATGTAAACTTGAAAACTAGCGTTAACTGTTCCGTTATTAGCTGCTGTAAAAGCATCAATTTTTGTATCTTCTGTCGCTGTAAATGCCACTTGTGGAGTATCAACGGCAGTATTAAATAAGTTAGTAACTAAGTTTTTAACCGCCATTATCTTTCCTCGACAACCATATAACTATCAACTTCTGCTGTGCAATTTGTTGTGCTTGTGTTGTTTGCTATTTGTAGAAATACATAATCGTTTTGGTCTAGGTTTACGTTTATATTTATATTAAAAAAAGCAACATCACGACCACCAACAAAAGAATTGACCTGCCTAGTTTGTGTTAAAACCGTTTCAAATGCACTTGCTGAGTCATCCCATTTTTGAACCCTTAAATCCAATTCATTATTTGGACCTGACTCAATGGTAAAATCAGCAATTACTTTATATTCTCTTGGTGAATTCCCCAAATGTCTAAGTTGTGAACCTGATGGATTGTCAAAGTGCTGTAAATCAAGTGTTGACCATGCCGACGCATCGATATCTTCAAATACGGCTATTGTGTTAATTGTTGTCGATATTGATGTTGCAACACCTACCGAACCCCCTTCAAAGGTGTTAGGCATTCCGTTATTACCACCCCATGAACAAACAAGCGCCGTTTCGTCAATGTTTGGCGTTATGTTTGAGTCGGTTGCATCAAATACGCCGTTTCTAGTTACAATTGCGCCCGTTATCTGCACTGTCGATGGGTTAACAAAGTTACTTGATGAAAAGTCAAAAAATGAAGCGTTTGCAGGTAAATCAATATTTTGGTTGCTTCTAAAACGTGAGGACATAGTAAAACCAGTGCCAGCCTTGAATAAAGCATAACCGCCATCTGTTAAACTTCTTACAATTGACGTATCAATGAAATAACCACCAACCCAAGTACCTGAAAGTGTTAATTCTGGAGTGCCACCAAATCGGCCTGTGCCAGTTTCTAAACCTTGTCTGTAGTTGTTAATCTCGCCTAATGCTGTGCAGTTATTGTAGTTTATTCTTACAAATTCAAACGCATCAAAACCAGTCGCGCTTGTTAAATTATAAACCTGTGAACCTGTGCCGGTCACTTCAATTGCATAATCTTGCCCTAATACGTTTCCACTTCCACCCGATGGACTTTCAAACATTACATAGTTAGGGTCTGAACAAGTAAGTTTAGAAACGTCAAAACTAACACCTGTGATACTAATTCCACCAGCAGGAATTGAAACAGTAACGCCAGACATATCAATAATGCCATCTATCAGATAAACTTTTGTACTGTCTATTGTGCCTCCTAATGTGCTTGCTACATTATCTTGATTTACTGTGATTGTGCTTTCTAGGTTATCAGCATATAACTCAGTAAAGTTAGCCTGTGTTTTTGTGAACGCACTAAAAAGAGTATCCCCCGCTTTAGCGTCTGCCGTTCCTATGTTTATATCTTGTTGAGCCATTACGCTATGACCTTATCCGCTGTGATTAATGTTGTATCGGTAGTGAACCCAGTTGTATCTATTGTAAACTCCGGCAACCCTTGAGATTCTTTAAACAACTGCTGAACAAATGAGTTAAAGTTTTCACCGACTTGGTTTTCTAGTTCAGTTATTCTTGCCGTATCGCTTTCAACTTCATCTTTTGAGCCGCCAGTTCTGTTATACAACTGAAATAAAATAGTTTGTATTTGTTCAGCCCATGACCTTAATTCTGGGTTCTTTAAAAACTCAGGGGGCAGTCTCGGCATTGGTGGTGGGTTTACATTAACTGCCATTATCTACCTGCAAATTTTAAATCTATTGTTCCAGAGTATATAGAGTAACTAACTGGGTCAGTTGTTGTAATCCTAAATATGCAATCGTAAAAACTAGCTAAGTTGTATAATTCAACTCTCATCGTGTTTTCACCTAACCTGCCAACTCTAGGCCACCCGATATGGTTAAACGTCTTACCTCCATCATAAGAGGCTTCTATAAGTATTCTCGGGTCTTCACCTTGTCCACTTATTAAACCCGTTCCAGCTTCCATTATAAATTCAAACTTTGACATTTGAACCCTAGCGCCTTTTTTCCCTAGCAAGTCACCGTTAACTGAGTTTGTGACTCTAGTTCTTTTTAATGTCTCGCCGTCATTCATAAAAGTATCAAGGTCTAATTCGTAAACTTTTCCGTTTAATTCATCAGCTAACAGGTTTTTACCGTATACATTGATTAGGCTAGAGCCTTGGTATCTTCCACCCTCTAAACCGCTGGAAAGTTCAAACCATCCTTGTTGACCTAAAGACTCATTCAACACTAAAGTTGTGTTTTCTGCATTAAAGTGGATTGCGTAGAAGTTTTGACCTTGGAAAGTAAACGTGTAAGCGTAGGCTTGCGATTGTGTGTACTGGCTTATTGTGTTTGATATTGCGTCTGTGCTTACTCTTTCTTTTACACCTGATCGAGTTCTATATATAGCGTTATCATCACCTAACCAATACAAAGATTCGTCGGTTTTTGCAATAGAATGTAAAGCAACACAACCCGTCTCTAATAACTGACCCTCTAGGCGTGATATAGGCGGTGTTACATTTGGGTTGTTATACCAAATCTCTGTCGTTCTATCGCCAAACCTATAAATTCTTTCATCAAATACAAAGTCTCTAACTAGATTGTCGGGACTAGATTCAGCGCCTATTTGTCCATCTGTGGTAAAAAGTTTTGTTGTGTTGTTGAGGTTTGCGACAAAACTAACACCGTCAAATGTAAACAAAAATTGACTATTAATAAAATCAACTGACTTTGCACCACTTACGCCTGTTGTTGACGATGTTGTCAGGTTGTTTGTATCACTAGAATAAATATAGGTTATTGTTCCAGTAACGATAATTAGGTTAATTCCATCATCAGCGAAAACGCATCTTTCACCGCCGCCTATTGTGCCTAAATCAGTGTGAGTGCCTAGACTATCAATCTTGTATAAAGTGTTGTCTTTTACTTGATAAAGAGTCTCAGACATTCGCCACATGCCTCTATCAACTAATTTAGTTGAAAAACTACCAAGTTGTTTTAGCCCTGGGAATGGAAGTAATACAAAACTTTCTTTAGCAATTGGGTTTGCTTGTTGATACCAGTTAACCGTTTGTTGGCTGGAAAGAGGTTTGGACCTTGATTGATAACTCGGGCCTGTAGGGTTAAAGGTTACTTGTGCGTATGTCATACGATGTTACCGCGATCTAAACTCATAGATGGAGCAGGGCCAAACCGTCCTTTTTTCTGTGATTTGTTAGCGCCTTTAATCGCATTTAAAAACCTTACGTTGTATTTTTGCGCCTGTTGGTCTTCTTGTGCATAACTAAAGAACTCTGTCAGCGCACCAAATAAATAAACATTAGGATAGTTGGTTAGCACTGAGTTAGTTTGGTTAGTGTCGTTTATCGCAGAAGGTCTTGCATAATACTGTATTTCTACTTTGTAATTTTGGTCTGGTGTTCTATCGAATTCAATTTGATCACCGATAATAGTAAAGAAATTAGGCTTGCCGGTGTAAGGATAACGCCTTAATTGCTCAGGCGTTTGGTATCTTATCTCGTCATCCGCTGAGTCAGTAACAAAACGAATAGATCGCATTTTTTGAAATCTTTCTGGCAATGAAATATAAACAGTACCAACCGTCAACTGTGTGTCAATGGTTTCCATGTCTCTAATTTGCAAAGGCTCTATCTCATTGTTATACATTTCCGTTTCAGCAATAGTGATAAAATCAGGTATCTTTGTACCCAAATCGTCACGATGACCCCATGACTCTATTTCTTTTACTAATTCATCATAGTTAGACAAAGCCATTATAAACGCCCTTTCTTAGTTCTTAGCTTAGAGTAATTATAGTCATTTAACTTGCTAATTAAAAACGCTCTATTAGATTGATGAAATGGGCTGGTATTTTGAGCGCCTTTGGCTTTAAGTTCGTTTGTCCATTCTTCTGCAATAACCCAAGGAATTGATGCGACTTTGTGCATATCACCTTTCCAAGTTTGGTTTCCTATTGCGTTTTGTTCTGCTGTGTTAGCTGAGAATATTTTAGAAACATCTTGTGTTTTCTTTACCTCAACCTGTCCCGTTATTTGGTCTTTTTTAAAAAACTCTGTTACACCGCTAAAGGTATCTACATCTAATATTTTACTCATTTCAAAACCCTTTAAAAAAGAGGGGAGTTAACCCCTAATATAAACAACCGTTAGATAATGCAAAATCATATTCGGCTTGCGATAATTTAACAGTTTCGTCACGCTTTCTTGTTGGTGTGCTATCACTGTATTTGAAGCGCCTTTTAATTTTACACTGTATCTTACTCGGTTTCTTTTTAACGTCTGTCATTTTTAACCTCAAAAGGGGCTTACGCCCCAATGATTAAGAAGTTGTTAAATCTGCAACGATACCGCTTGATTTTGCGTTACGTGCTTCTAACGTGTACTCGGAAAGGATTTGAACGCGATCTGAATCACCAGTTTTAGCAAGTGGTGTCTCTTGGAATTCAGCAAGTGTTGCCATCGCCCACATATCCATTTCTAATACCAACATAGAAGATTGAACCATGAAACGGTTTGGAACAACAGCCAAAGAACCAAAGTCACTTACATAAATATCAATGGCTGTGTTCACTCGTGAAGAATCGCCATCAACTACACGTTGTGCAGGGCCAGAGTTACCGCCTCCAACAAAAGCAGACATTGCCTGTTTGTTGAAAGAACCTGTCATAATCATGTCAGGGTTGCCGCCGTTATCCCAGCATTGAGCTAAAACATCTTTTAAGAAGTCTTCATCTAATGCGCGAGGTGTACCAGCGCCGCGAGCGTCTGTACCGTTACCAGTTGGTGCAGTACCAGTCGCGCCCAAACTTACATTGTCAGCAATCCATGACTCGATACCAGCCAATTCACGCGCCACCGATTCAGAACCTACCGCCTTCGCTTTGTTAGCAAGTAACGCCGATTCCATATCACGTTTAAGAGCCTTGCCCATTTTCATAATTTGGTAGTCAAGTTCATCACCGCGGCCAGCGGAATTAACTTGTCGCTGTGTACGTGTAACACGTGGAACTTTATCAGAAATTTGCGTGTAGTTACCTAAACGTACGGTAGGGATTGCCGCAGTAGTTGTTGCGTCTTCACCTTCGATTACAGCGTTAGCGTTTGAAGCTGTTGCTAGTTCGTCTGTTTGCCATTCGTGGTTTGTTGCTGTTGCTTGAGTGCGAGCAATGCCAGACATAAATGGAGTGTCCATTGGTGAAATGTCATAAATTACATCGCTTAAATCTTCGCGATTACCAATCGCGTCATAAGTTGAGGTGGTATCTGCTGGAGTAGCCATATTAAATTACCTTTAATTGTTAAGTTGTCTTTTAATTTTTCGTAAAGCAACTGCATTTGCATCTGTTGGGTTTTTCTTAAACCGTTTTTCTGCTTCTGCAACTCTAGCTTGAATTCCCTGTTTAGCTGCCTGTTGTGGCTTAGTTGCTAATGGGGCTTTTCTAACTTTCTTGGTTACTGCTGCTGCTTTATCTTGTTTGTTGTTGAACCTTGCTGCATCAAGCATCATGTTGATCATGTTAGCATCAAACGAAGCAAATTTCTCTGCTGTAATACCGTTTTTAGCTGCGTAATCATTAATCAAGGCTGAATCCTGCTCATAAGCTCTAGTTGGCTTGCCATTATCCAGCCATTGTGGGTTGGCATTAAACAACTTTTGTTGCTCTAATTGCGGGTCGAACGAAGGTGATTTATTAAGCTTAACTTTGCTTAAAGCGTCTTTCTTCGTTTGTTGCCTTTCAATGTACTTAATGTATTCTTCTGGTTCATATTCTCGTAGTTCCTTAACTTCTTCTGGTGATAATTCACCGTCATTAATCAAAGCCTCAAGTTGAGCGGCCAAACCATCTATTTCTTGTTGTTTGGCAAGTATAGTTTGCTCTTTCTGTTCAATCTCTTTTCGTTGCTCTGATAACTCAGTAGTTTTACGAGTATAATCAGATTGCATCATGTTTCCGTTTTTCCAGTCTCGTATTTGAGATAGGCTAACTTCTTCACCGTCCAAATCTAGGTATAATTCCTCTTCATCTTCTGGTTGCGCAATCTCTTCGACTTCTTCTACCTCTTCCGGTTCTTCGATTACATCTTGTAATTCCTCGGCCTCTTCGGTGATTTCATCGGGAATGTCATCAGACATATTAACAATGCTAGGCTCTTCGGTTGGCTCTGTTGTAGGCTCCGCTGTTCCTCTTGCTTGTTTTATTCTTTGTAATGTTTCTTGTTCGCTAGTTCCGTTTGGGATTGTTAGCATAAGTTACATCCTAATAAAGTTTTTTGCTTTCTCAAGCATGGTTAGAGTTTGTTTCGCCCTTACTCCCTGTTTGACGATGTGTTCAAATTTCCCTTGAAATTGTTTCATAAGCTGCATTCTTTGCCATAGTTCATGCCTCAAGTCTGCATCTTGTAATTTAGTATCAGCAAATTGCTCTTGCATTGCTAAAGTCATAGCGTCGATTGCTTCACGATAAAGAGGGTTGTTTAGTAACTGTTCAGCTAGTGCTGCTCTGTTAACGTCACTCATTGCCTCTTTCTTTTGTTGAAGCTCTGTTTTAACTTCTTGCATTACACCAGACTCCCAGGAACATCATTATTATTTTCTAGCTCTAGCTTAGTTAACTCAATGGCTGTGCCTTCTTGCTGCTTTACACCTTTCTGCGCTGTCTCGATATTAAACTGTCGCTTGTCTTCTTCAAGTTTAGCTGCGTCTAGTGCTAGCTTACCTTGAGCAATAGCAATGTCACCTTCACGCTTAACTAATTCAGCCTCAGCCAGTGGGTTGTCCGCTTGCTGTTGCAATACTTGCATTTGCTCTTGCATCATTAGCACTTGTTGGTTAAGTAATTCGTTTTGTCTTAATACTAATTCTGTTGGTTCTTCTGGGTCGTTAAAGAACTCTTTTGCACTCGGCAAACCTAGACCGTCAGTTATGCGTCTTAATGTGTTATATATATCTTTATTATCTACCAATAAAGAACCCTCAGCTTGCAGCTGTTTCTGAATTGCGTATATACCTTGCATTGACTCCACAAGCTTCTCATTATTGCCAGCGCCTAAACCCACATTTGATTCAATATGATGGTTATACATCCACGATGTTGGTTTGACCTTTAATGCTTTGCCTAATACTCTGAACTCTTGCATTTGGTCTTGATACTTACTAGCCAACCATGCAATACCTTCGTATAACTTTCTAAAACCTGTCTCAGCGTAGTTTCTAGCGATTAACTCAATCTTTGCGTCAGAAGCGTCCTGTACGCCGTTAAACCTTGTAGCCGTCTCTTTGTTTATCTTGTCAGCATCTAACCCTTGAGAAGCTAATAGAGACCCTGTGCTTTGCGCTCTTGCTTGGTCTACATATTGAATTGTCTGTAGCGCTTTATCACCAATGTAAGGTACAGCAAGTGGAAATACAGCTTGCCCTGGTAATACGTTTGAACCTTCGTCAAGTCTTACAATGCCGTTAGTTCTTACCGTTAACATATCGTCTAAGTCAATGTCATCATGTACCACATGGCGTGGGTTGTTCACCATGTATATATTGTCCATCATGCCACGCACTAAGGCGGTCTTTTGTCTTTGTGTCGAATAAGTAACCTCTGCGCGACTTCTGCCAATAGCCTTATGAGGCATTAAGTAAGCAGACAATGAAGCGTATGGTACATGGTTAAAATACTCGTTAACTAAAATGACATTACCAGACATCATAATGTGTCTGCGCTCTGCTATTCCGTCACCGTCAAAGTCAACCTTGCAATACAGGTCTGATATTTCCACGTGTTCATTGGCCCAATCGGCAAGGTCAGTTGACTCGGTTGGAGTTGATCCGCCTTGGTCTCTATTTCGTACCGTATTGATGTTAGATTGTTGCTTTTCTTCGTAGTCAACTTCTGGAAGCGTAGAGATTAAATCTCTAGGGAATCCCTCTGCTAATAATTCACCTCTAGTCTTTTTGACTCTATCACCAACTAAGCTTGCATCTTCTAAACTCTTAGCGTTTTTAGTGATTAGGAATGACTCAGGTGGAATATTGATAATGCAGATTTTCTTATCTGTTGTAGTCACTCTAAACTTAATGTCAAACGTCTGGTTTAATTCGTCTTCCTCTTGCTCTGCAACTTCAACTTTTACCCGGTCAACATCTTTACCTTGCAAGCTTTCTATAACGTCGTTTATTTCTTCTGCTGTTAGACTTTTGTATTCGTGTTCGTCAACTTCCTTTTGTTCTTCGATGAAGTATTTAACAACGCCATTCTTTTGAATTTCAGCATCTTTTAGCCAGTTGTGAATGATTTGGAATGATTCTGGTTGATTGCGGATTATCCAGTTGACGTACTTTGTTTTTTCTTCTGCCTCTGCAATCTCTTTTTGGTTATCTGTGCTAGGCACAAAAGTAATAACATCACCAGAACCAAGAAAGACCCTAGCAAGGCTTGGCATATCTGCTTCAATGACATCTGCGACATCGGTTGATACCACACTTGACTGTTCTGAATTAGCTGCAAAATCCCCTGTCGCGTAACCAAAATACGCGTTTAAGTATTTGGTGTTTTCTGCCATGAATTCACCCGTAAAAATAGCAGCTTGTCGCTCTGCTTCGGATAGTATTGATGCCAGTTCGTTATCAGTCATTTTTGCCATTGCTAGATCCAATTTAACATTATGTCAATAGTATAATTAATAAATGTTAGATTTACCATAATTAATAGATTTACGCTTTTTCTTTTGCTGTATTGGCGGAATAAACATCGTCATCATTACCGAATCTGCCTCGTTAGGTGAATCCAGCTCTAACTTGTCTTTCATATCCTTTTTGCTCATTAGTTGAATCAATCCACTTGGGTTTTCAACCCTTGGCATCCTGCAAAGTTGAGATCGCAGGCCATTTAAATCCTCTATTCCATCAGAATCAAAACTAATCATTTCATCAGGGTTGATGTATTCACCCCTGACAACTGCCTTATAAGTATTAAAAACCCTATCCGCCAACATTGTGTAATATTGCGCCCTGTTATTTTTGAATGTTTCTTGATATGTCTTAGGGTTGGATTGCTTGCCGCCAAATTCCTTTTGATATACTTTATCCGCATTATCCTGACCTTTACCAGATAAGCCCCCCTTAAACATTTGATAATTTGTTCTAGTACCGTCGAATGACAATGATGCTTGACGTTTTAATCCTGTACCCATTCCGTCACCATCCCATACAAACCAGTCTGACTTGTGTATTTTCGCTTCCGCTGCCGCCCAGTCGAAAACTTCGTCTATCTCCCCTTTATCTTTAGACTTGACCGCTTTAATTATTGAGCCATGCCTAACAGCGAAGCCGCCAGCGTCGTT